GGGTACGCAGGTTGCAGCACCCCATTCTTTTTGTAGCGACAGACCATTACTATTCATCGGATTTATATCTCATTGATACCAACCTATTAAAGTAATTTACCTTCACCCTAAATGTTTTGTTTTTAGATTTTTGGTGTGATATATTTATATTTATGAGTATTAAGAAATTAAATTAGCGTTGGCTACACAAAGAGAAGTTGCAGATCATTTAGATTTATCTGTTAAGAGAATATCTGAATTAATCAGGGATGGAATATTGCCCTCTAAAATGGGTAGGAGCCCTTTAAATTTAGATGTTTGCAGAGTTGCATATATTTCCTATCTAAGAAAGCTGGGTGGATATCATAAAAGAAGTGGCACTGGTGATATTGCTGAAGAGAAAGCTAAACTTACTGCTGCTCAAGCTAGAAAGGCTGAGCTAGAAGTAGAGCAGTTAGAAAAGTCTTTAATACCAGCACAACTTGTTGAAGACACTTGGATTGATTATGTTTCAAATGTAAGGGCTAGGCTATTAGGACTGCCATCAAGGGTTGCTCATCAAGTAATAACAGTTGACAAATATGCAGAAGCAGAATTAATAATAAAAGAACAAGTGCATGAAGCACTAAATGAGTTAGCACAAAATGGAATACCTAAAGAATATAGAAAAGGTGATACAGGAGACGAATCAGACATGGACTCCTCCACCGAACTTGAAGATTAGCGATTGGGCTGATAGATATAGAAGACTATCCCCTGAATCTTCAGCAGAGGCTGGAGCATGGCGTACAGATCGTGCACCATATCAAAGAGAAATTATGGATTCTTTCAACGATCCTGACATTCAAAGAATAGTATTTATGAAGTCTGCTCAAGTTGGGGCAACAGAGATACTTTTAAACGTGATTGGCTACTATATAGATCAAGACCCAGCTCCTATGTTAGTTATGCAACCAACATTACAAATGGGTCAGGCCTTTTCTAAGGATAGACTTGCTACTATGATTCGTGATTCTGAAAAGATAAGAAATTGTGTTAAAGACCCTAGAAGTAGAGATAGTGGTAATACAGTATTATCTAAAAAGTTTGCTGGTGGTAATCTAACTATAACTGGAAGCAACAGTGCAAGCTCTCTCGCTTCACGTCCCATCCGTTGCGTACTCGCTGATGAGGTCGACAGGTATGAGGCATCTGCTGGTGCTGAAGGTGATCCTATATCACTTGCTACTAAGAGAACTACTACTTTTTGGAATAAAAAGATATATATGTGTTCTACTCCTACAATCAAAGGACTTTCAAGAATAGAAACTGCTTTTGAAGAGTCAGATAAACGATATTATCACGTTCCTTGCCCTGAATGTAATGAAAAACAGGTTTTAAAGTGGAAGAATGTAGTTTGGGAAGAAAATCAACCTGAAACAGCATCTTATGCTTGCGATCATTGTGGCTCTGTAATAAATGAATCTAAAAAACAGTGGATGTTAAAACATGGTGAATGGATAGCAACTGAAACAAAATCTAATACAGCAGGATTTCACATATCAGAGCTATATTCTGTTTGGTCTACATGGGCTGATATGGCTAAATCATTTCTTGAAGCAAAAAAGAATCCTGAGATGTTAAAAACTTGGATTAACACTGCTCTTGGAGAATCATGGGAAGAACAGGGCGAAGCAGTTGAATATGAAACTTTGCTTGAAAGAAGATTAAACTATGATTACACAACTATACCTGAGGATGTTTTAGTTTTAACTGCTGGCGTGGACACGCAGAAAGATAGATTGGAATTACAATTGGTCGGATGGGGTAAGAACTATGAGGCGTGGGTGTGTGATTATAAGATATTTTGGGGTGATCCCAATGCCTTAAATGTTTGGTCAGACTTAGATTCTTATTTAAAACGTAGATTTAAAACCGAATCAGATAGAATGATCCCTATATCTTGTTGCACAATTGATAGTGGTGGACATCATACAAATCAAGTTTATCAATTTACAAAGCCTAGGCAGGCTAGAAGAGTCTTTGCTGTTAAAGGTTTATCAACAGCAGGTAAGCCAATAGCCAATAAACCAACATTTGTAGGTAAAAATAAGGCTGTTTTATATGGAATTGGTGCTGATTCAGCAAAAGAGGCTATTTTTGCTCGTTTATCTGTTGAAAATGAGCTTACTACCCTGCATTTTTGCTCAGACCTTGATGAAGAGTATTTTAAACAGCTTACAGCAGAAAAAAGGATTACAAAGTTTGTTAGAGGTAGAAAAACTTTAATTTGGAAACAAATAAGACCTAGAAATGAGGCTTTAGATACTTTGGTATATAATTTTGCTGCTATTTACATTTTAAATCCAAATTTTGACTCTATTGAAGAAAAAATACTAAATCAACAACTAAAACCTAAAGAAGGTAAGCAAAATAAACCACAAAAAGGCATAAATAGAGGTAATTTTGCTACTTCTTGGAAGTAATTTGACTTTTCTTTGCTTATGTGTTGACTTTTTAGCAGAAAACCATAGTGTGATATTAGATATATCTAAAACATTTATGAGGTTTTTGCTTGAGCAACAAATTTGATTCAACAAATTATCCACCCCAAGTTCCTACTGAGCTTCAGTTAGGAGACTTTTGGGCATGGAAAAGAGAAGATTTATCAGATGATTATCCAGTAGCAGACTATTCACTATCATATGAATTTAATTTAGTTGATGGTGCTACAGCTTCTAATTTTACATTAACATCTACAGAATCAAATGATAACTACATCATTGAGGCAAACAATACCGCTTCATACACAAAAGGTAATTACAACTGGGTTTCTTACATGACTAGAAGTTCTGATTCTGCAAGAGTCAAACTTGAAGAGGGTTTTGTAGAAGTTCAAGATAATTATGCAACTACAACTGCTTCAGTTAGAAGTCATGCAAAAATTGTTTTAGATAGTATAGAAGCAGTTATTGAGAACAGGGCAAATATTGACCAATCATCTATGTCTATAGCTGGAAGGTCATTATCAAGAATGTCCATTGATGAACTGTTGACTTTTAGAGACAGATACAAGGCTGAATATCTTAAAGAAGTCAAAATCCAACGAATTAAGAATAAAAGAGGATCAGGAAACACAATCAAGGTTAATTTTGGTCGTACAACTGGTTCAACACCCAAGAGTTACACATAATGGCATGGTATAACAGAATATTAGGCGTAAATGAGCCTAAGAAAAAGAAAAGACAAGCATATAGAAGAAGCTACACAGGAGCTAATACTGGAAGATTGTTTGCAGATTTTGTTACCACATCTACAAGTGCCGATGCTGAGATAAAAGATAACATAAGAATTTTAAGAGATAGAGCAAGAGAGTTAGCAAGAAACGATAGCTATATTGCAAGATACTTAAACCTGATGGTATCTAATGTTATCGGTAAGCATGGCATAAGAGTTTCCAGTAAAGGACGTGACGATAATGGGTCATTGGACATTGCTGGAAACCAGCTCATTGAAAACGCTTGGAAAGAATGGGGTCAGGTTGGCAATTGTACAACCAATGGAAGATTATCATTCTTAGATTGTCAAAAAATATTTATTGAATCTCTATGTAGAGATGGTGAAGTATTAATAAGAAAAATTAAAAAGAAAGATTCACCCTTTGGTTTTGAATTACAGTTTTTAGAAGCAGATCATTTAGATGAAAATAAAAATGATGTTTATAAAGCTACTGGCAATCGTATTAAGATGGGTGTTGAGGTAGATAAATATGATAAACCAGTTGCTTATCATTTATTTAAAGACCACCCTTACGATAGAGTTTATTTAGCTCAAGCACAACACATTAGAGTTCCTGCTGATGAGATTATCCATGCTTACCTGCCTGCTAGAGCAGAACAAACTAGAGGCGTTTCTTTGGTTGCTACAGCAATGGCTAATGTGAAAATGCTAAATGGTTATTTAGAAGCAGAGATAGTTGCAGCTAGAGTTGGTGCATCTAAAATGGGTTTCTTTACATCAGGTGATGGTGATGGTTATGTTGGTGATGGTGAATATGAAGATACATTTAATCCAACAATGAACGCACAGGCTGGAGTTTTTGAACAATTACCAGCAGGTATGGATTTTAAAGCATTTGATCCAACTCACCCCACATCTGCATTTGAATCATTTACAACTAATGTATTAAGAAGTATCGCATCAGGTTTAAATATTTCTTATCATTCTTTAAGTAATGACCTTACATCAGTAAATTACAGCTCAATAAGACAAGGTGCTTTAGAAGATAGAAGCATGTATCAGATATATCAGCAATTTGTTATAGATCATTTTATAGACCCAGTTTTTAAATCTTGGTTAGAAATGTCTATATCAAATGGCTATATTAATTTGCCTATGAGTAAAGTTGATAAGTTTGCTAAGGCTGTTAATTACATACCAAGAAGTTTTGCTTGGATTGATCCTTTAAAAGAAATGCAGGCTAATGTAATTGGTTTGCAAAATGGAACATTAAGTTATTCAGACATTGCTGGTGCATACGGAAGAGATACTGAAGAGCTTTTTGAACAACATCAAAAAGAAATTGAACTAGCCAAACAATATGGTATTGAATTAGCTTATCAACCATTTGGTCAGAAGAATCCTGTGGAAGCAAATATAAATGGCGGAGATCAGGAAGATGAGTAAACCTACTCAAGGAATGAAAGAAGAGGCTCGCAAAGGCTTGGACTGGAGAAAAGAATTTGGCAGGGGTGGAACTAGAATTGGAGCCGAAAGAGCAAACCAAATATTAAATAACGAAAATCTATCTGATGAAACTATTAAAAGGATGTATAGTTTTTTCAGCAGACATGAAGTAGATAAACAGGCAGAAGGATTTAGTGCTGGTGAAGAAGGTTATCCTTCTAATGGCAGAATAGCTTGGGCATTATGGGGTGGTGATGCTGGATATAGCTGGTCAAAAAGATTGGTAGAACAAATGAAAAAAGAAGATGAAAGACAAACAAGTTTTGATTCGCAAGAATCAGAAAAACATCCTTTATTAACAAATGAAGAGGAGAAATCTATGAATAAAGAAGATAGACATATCCTTAATGTGAGTGAAACTGACGATAAAGTTATTGTTGAATTCGCAAAGCATGAGGATGTAGAACATGAAGGTGAGGAAGTAGAAATGACTGATGAGGTTTCTATGACTGAATCAAGTGAAGATGAAAGAAAAGTAATTGATATGCCTATGAAATATAGAACTATTGATTTATCTAAACATTCTTATCTTGATGAAGAAAATAGAACTGTTCGTGTAGGAGTTTCTTCTGAAGAACCTGTTGAAAGAAGTTTTGGGATGGAAGTCCTAGGACATTCTGCTGGCGATATAAACATGGAGTTTATAAACAGTGGACGTGCACCTCTTCTCTTGGATCATGATATGACCAAGCAAATAGGTGTAATAGAAAGATTCGAACTAGATGAGACTGCTAAAAGGTCTTTAGCAGTAGTCAGATTTGGAAAATCTGCTTTAGCTCAAGAAGTGTTTGAAGATGTAAAAGATGGGATAAGGATGAACATATCGGTAGGTTATCGCATCGACAAACTGGAAAGAATGAATAACAAAGATGAGAATTACTATAAAGCTCAATGGACACCTATGGAAGTTTCTTCTGTAAGCGTTCCTGCTGACCAGTCAAGACTTGTTGGAGTTGGTCGTTCTGAAGATAAAAATAATATTAACTTTAAGGAGATTAAAATGTCAGAAAATAAAGACATAAACCTAGACGAAGTTAGAACTCAAACTATTGATGATGCTAAAGCTGAATTTAAAAGAAACTCAAAAGAGATTATAGATTTAGCCGCTAGACACAATAAAAGAGATTTAGCTGACAAAGCAATTAGTGATGGTATCTCTGTTGAAGAATTTAGAGGCGTATTATTAGAAAATATTTCTAATGACACACCTTTAGAGACTCCTTCAGAAATCGGCATGACTAAAGAAGAAGTAAGAGAATTTAGCTTGGTAAAAGCGATTCGAGCAATGGCAAACCCTTCAGACAGAAGAGCACAACAAGATGCTGCTTTTGAATTTGAATGTTCTGCTGAAGCTGCAAGACAGTATGGTAAAGATGCACAAGGCATTATGTTGCCTGCTGAAGTCCTAAGAACTTGGGGCAAAAGAGACATCAACTCATCTGATGATTCAACTTTAATAGCTGAAGATTACAGAGGGGATTCCTTTATAGACGTACTTAGAAATGAGTCTTCTGTAATGCAAGCTGGAGCGACAATGCTTAGAGGATTACAAGGAAATGTTGTAATACCTAAGAAAACTGCTGCTTCATCTGCTGGATGGATTGCTACAGAAGGTAGTGCTGCTGCTGAAAGTGAATTTACTTCAGGTTCAGTAACAATGAGTCCTAAAGTAATCGGTGCTTTCACTGATGCAACAAGACTTTTGTTACAACAATCATCATTAGATGTTGAGAACTTAATCAGAGATGACCTAACAAAATCAATCGCTACTGCAATTGACTTAGGTGCTTTAGCTGGTTCAGGTTCAAGTGGTCAACCTACAGGTATTTCTAATACTACAGGTATTAACACTACTACATTTGCTGCTGCTAACCCAACATGGGCTGAGATCGTGGCTATGGAATCTGCAATCGCTAATGACAATGCTCTAAGTGGTTCTTTAGGTTACATTTGTAGACCTGCTGACTTTGGTACTTTAAAAACAACTGAAAAAGCAACTAATACTGCTCAATTTGTTGTTAATCCTGATAACACTATGAATGGTTATAATGTTATTAGAAGTAACCAAGTAACAAGTGGAGATTTCTACTTTGGTAACTTTGCAGACTTATTAATTGGTATGTATGGTGGACTGGATATTACTGTTGACCCTTACGCATTATCAACTTCAGGTGGGGTAAGAATTGTTGCTCTACAAACTGTTGATGTAGCTGTAAGACACGCAGTTTCATTCTGTAAATCAAGCGACTAATTAACTGATGCTTAAATGGAATGGGGGTAGCAATACCCCCAACTCAAATATGAAAAAATATAAAATCTTAACAGATACAATGGCTGGCGGTTCTAAAGTACACGCTGGTGATATAGTTGAACTTACTGAAAGTGAAGGTCATTCCTTATGTGGTTATGGCAAAGCAGAGGTTCATGTTGGCAAACCTAAAGCTCAAAAAGAAGATAGAAGCGTGGGTTTAGAAACATCAAAAGTAAAAGCTCCTAAAACAAGAGCTAAAAAATAAATCATGCCATTAGAGAGTGCAGCAGATTTTAACGCCTATGTTGATACAACAACAGGTCATGGTGTTACTGCTACATTCTTTGAGGTTCAACAATCTTTATGGGATGATTTCCCATTAATAGATACCCTTTTTGATATTGATTCAGGGTTCTCAAAGAATATTAATATCATTATTGACCAAGAATATTTCAATATAGAAGGCGGCACTGTTCCTGTTGCTGGTTATCAACCAAGAGCAATAGTTAAAGCATCTGATGTTCCTTACATATCACAACAAGATAAATTAAGAGTTGATGCAATAACAACTGATCAGGGTAATGTTTTAAAGCCTGTAACCACGTTTGTTGTTAGAACAGTTGAACCTGATAATACAGGTTTGGTTTCTTTGGTGTTAGAGGAAGAATAATGTCTCAATTTAGATTAGAAACTGAATTAGATATGGCTGGATATTTAGATATTAATTTTGGTCATGGTGTTTCTGCTGTTTATACAAATTCAGTCACTTCTACAACAATCAACGTTATTCTAAATAATGAATATGTAGAACAAGAAGAAGGTATTGGTGTAGAAGCATTAAAACCAATAGCCTATTGCAGAACTATAGATATTCCAAATATTGCATTTGGAAATACTTTAGATATATCTGCAATAAAAGATACAAATGGTAATATACTCAAAGCAGCACAAAATTATACTGTTGTTAATATACAATCAGATAGAACAGGTTTTAGTGCATTAATGTTAGAGGAAATATAATGGCAAATCATATAAGACAACAAATAAGAGAAAAGTTTGGTACTACTTTAACTGGTTTGACTACAACTGGTTCAAGAGTTTATGAGTCAAGGGTTTATCCATTAGAAACAGTACCAGCATTAGTTATCTATACTAAATCAGAAGCATCTGAGCCAATAGTTATAGGTACTGATAGAGTTATGAGTAGAGAATTATCAGTAGTAGTAGAAGGATATGCAAAAGCTACTAGCAACTTTGATGATACTATTGATACAATAAGTAAAGAAGTTGAAGAGGCAATAGCAGCAGACAGAACCTTAGATGGTCTAACAAAGGACTGCTACCTAGAATCAACAGAAATAGAGTTTAACGCTGAGGGAGAAAAGCCTTTGGGTTATGTATCTCTTACATTTTTAACTAACTACTATGTCAAGGAAACTAATCCTGATGTGGCGGTTTAACAGGAGACAATTATGAAAATGATTAGTCCAAATGGCAAAATTTCTATAAATGCTCACCCTTCAAAGGTTGAGTCTTTATTGAATATGGGTTGGAAAGAAGAAGCAGTCCATTCGCAAGAAAAAATTAAACCTTCTTCAAAGAAAAAGTCGGAAGACGAGGTAAAAGAAAATGGCAACACATAAAGGAAGTGAAGGAACTGTTAAAGTCGGTTCAAATGCTGTAGCTGAAATTAAGTCTTACTCAATAGAAGAATCTGCTGATACTTTAGAAGATACTTCAATGGGTGATTCTGCTAGAACCTACAAACCATCATTATCAAATTTCTCAGGAAGTTTAGATGTATTTTGGGATGAGACTGATACTGACGGACAAGGTGCTTTAAGTATTGGTTCAGAAGTAACTTTAAATGTATATCCTGAAGGAGATACAACTGGAGATACTTACTACACTGGTTCAGCTATTGTTACTGGAGTTTCAAGAAGTGCATCTTTTGATGGATTGGTTGAGGCTAGCATTTCAGTACAAGGCAATGGTGCTTTAACAACATCAACAGTATAAGAAAATGTCAGTTATAGATAACGCAAAGAAGCATTTTGATAGCATAGAAACTAAAATTATAGAAGTCCCTGAATGGGGTGAGGATGAAGATAGTCCGTTAAAGATTTATTGTAGACCAATCACTCTTTCAGAGACTTCTAAATTTATGAAACTGGCTAAAGATGATGAAGTACAGCTTTTGGCTTATGTTTTAATTTATAAAGCATTAGATGAGGCTGGAGAAAAGTTATTTACTATCGCTGATAAGAAAACCTTATTGGAGAGGGTTGATAGAGATGTATTAATTAGAGTTTCAAGTGAAATGATGAACAATATTTCACAGGAACAAGTTAAAAAAAAGTAATTGAAGATAAGCAGCTATACATAAAATATGCACTAGCTGAAAAACTTAATAAAACTTTAGCTGAAATTGAAGAGATAACAGTTGAGGAATTTCAAGGATGGTTAGCTTATCTTGAGATAAAGGAAGAACAAAATGGCTCTAGGTAAAGGAATGAAGTATCAAATAGATTTGTTAGCAAATAACAAATCAGGTGCTGCTTTAAAGAAATTCAAAGGCGATATTAGTAGTGTTCACAATCAAGTTGCTAGACTTGGAGCTACTATTGCTGCTGCTTTTGGTACTAGAGAAATAGTTCAAGCAGCCAATGTAATGATTGGTGTAGAAAATAGAATGAACGCTTTGACTGGTAGTGCTACCGCTACAGCAGCAGCTATGGATAGCATGAAAAGAATAGCCATGGAATCAAGATCGGATTTTGATTCTGTTGCCATGTTATATACAAGGCTTGCTTTAGCTACAGAGCATTTAGGTACTACACAAGATCAATTGGCTAATGCTACACAAATGGTAGCAAATACCTTTATTATTGCTGGTTCTCATACTCAAGAAGCAAATAACTCTGCTAGACAGTTAGCACAGGGTTTAGCTTCAGGTGCTTTAAGGGGTGATGAGTTACGTTCTGTAATGGAAAACAACGTAATTTTAACTAAGATGTTGGCTAAAGGTCTTAACATGACAGTTGGTGAGCTTAGAGAGTTTGGTCATGCTGGTGGTTTAACTGCTGAAAAAGTATTGCCAATATTGATTGCTGGAGTAGAAGAGACAAATGAGAAGATAGCAGATATGCCTATGACCCTAGGTCAAGCTGGCGTATCTATAAGAAATAGTTTCCAGTTTATGATTGGAGACATTCAAAAAGGCACAAATGCTTTTGGGATTATTGCTGATGCTGCTGCTTTCTTTGCAAAAAATATACAAGAAATATTAATACCAGCTATAACATTATTAGCAGCAACCGCTATACCAAAATTAATTAGGGCATTAAATTTATTGAAAATTGCAATGTTAACAAATCCAATAACAGCACTAGCTGTTGGCTTTGCATCTTTAGCATCAATAGTAATGATGGCATCTAAAAATACAGATCAATATGCTAATAGTGTAGAGGGCTTGAATCAAAAACTTGCAGATTTACAAAAAAGAGAAGCAGAATTATTAAAAGAGAAAGAAGAAAATGCAAAAAGTTTTGGAAGAAGGCAAAAACAAAAAGAATTAGATGTTATACAAGAAGAAATAACACAAACAAACATTTTAATTGAAGCAAAAAAAATATTAAATGATACTAATTTAGATGGAGCTGATTCTTATTTAGAAGCATTAAAAAAAATACAAGAAGAAACAAAAAACTCTATTGTTATTACAAAAACTTTTGGCGAGACTATTGAAGGCAAATTAACAAATGCTTATCTTGATTTTTTTGATATAACTAGTCAAAAATTCTTAGAATTTAAAACATTAGCAATGAGTGTAACTCAGGCTGTAATAAGAGAATTATTACAAGTATATGTTGTGCAAAAATTAGTTGCTGGCATAACATCAAGCATAGATAATCTTATGGCTGGGGGGTCAACAGCAAAGGCCGCTAATTTAAGTCCTGGATATTTTGCTGTAGCCGCTCAAGATTTTGGAGATATGGGCGAAACTACTATTTTAGGGAAAAAACTATCAGGAGAAGGTGGTGGTTATACAGGTTTTGGAGCTAGGGCTGGGGGTGTAGATGGTAAAGGAGGATTTAATGCTATATTACATCCAAACGAAACTGTTATAGATCATACTAAAGGACAAAGTATGGGTGCTACAGTGAACTTTAATATATCAACAGTAGATGCTGCTGGCTTTGACCAGTTACTAGCATCAAGAAAAGGGTTGATAACATCAATCATAAACAACGCCATGAATAATCAAGGCAAAATGGGAATAGTATAATGTCAGGACAATTTCCAACAAACCCAAATTTTAGAAGTCTTAATTTTAAAGACAATAGACCTACTCTATTAAATCAAACACTATCAGGTAAAAAACAAGTCAGACAAATAGGTGCTCAGTATTTTTCTTTTACAGTTGCAATGCCACCATTACAACAAGAAAAGTCTCAGGAAATATTTTCATTTTTACAAAAACAAAAAGGTTCTTTTGAAGATTTTACAATAGTTGCACCACTAGATAACTTAGGTGCAGGCAAGTCAGAAACAGATATTCAAGTAGTTGGAGCACATACATCAGGAGATGCTTCCATAGTCTTAGATGGCTTTACAGCGAACCAAACAGGTGCTTTAAAGGCTGGAGATTTAATTAAGTTTGCGAATCATAGCAAAGTCTACATGGTTCAATCAGATATTGATTCTGATGGTGGTGGAGCATTAACTGTTCTTATATCGCCAAATCTAGTAGCATCTCTAGCAGATAATGAAGCTGTTACTGTAAACAAACCAAGTTTTACTGTTTATTTAGAAAACAATGAAATCATGTATTCAACAAGTGCTAATGGTTTTTA